TTACATGTAAGTCACCTGGTAGAACTTACACTATCATGATAGCGCCTTTTGAAGCGAACTTATATACCTCTCAAGTCCATTTACACATAACCGATTAATTCTGCTAACTTATTAATCATTGCGTTGCGTCGTCTTAATATACTTGATTTACTTGTTCCAAAGTATTCTGCTAAATCTTCCCACTCATAACAACCAATCGGACATTCCCAGTAACGTTTGTTAATCATATCGAGTGTATCTTCATCAGCTTCTTCTACCAACTTATCAACGCCATTCACAATATTACTTAACATCACGTATCGTTTATTACTTAACTTCTTAATTGTTTGGCGTTCAATTGGGTTGCTGGGTAAATTACTTTTCCCAGCACCTACATTCTCCGGTTCATGATTTTCTAGTAACTCATACTCACAAACCTTTAATTCCTTACGATAACGTTCTACATGTTGAATATATTCTTCTAACTTTCTAATATCATGACGTTCAATCGTTATCACTTACGTTCCTCCTTACTCTTTATACATATCCATACTAGGTACACAATCGGTATTAATACTATCCACCAAGTCATCGACTCACTCCATTCAAATCTGCTTGATCGCCATTTAATGCGTAATCATTTGGTGCAGTATCAATATCATCTTCGCTTTCTAGCTTGATGATAAGTAGAGAAGTGAGATACTTCCCTAACTCATACATAGCGATTAAGAATAAATCTTTAAGTATGCGTTTAATCATTACTACGCACCTCACTTTTAAAATTAATATCTTTTACAGTGATACTATTATGATCTTCTAATAAGTAATAATAACTAGATAAGAAATCTGCTATAACTATAGGATCCTTAACAGCCATTCCTTGTTGAGTATTAATTCCGGACAATTTTAAAAAATACACGTCGCTATAATTGATTACTGAACAATCACCGACAATCAAGGTGTCACCTTCTATTTCAAACTCAATGCCTTTGCTAATTAATTCTGAAGTTATTATTTTGAAATCACTCATTCCGTTCACTCCTTACCAAGTATTCTTTTAATCTCTGCTACTATGTCCTTACTCTTTAAGGTCTGCTTCTTTGATGAATGTGCCATTGATTGTCTTTCCTTTTCTCCCTTTAATTTCGTCATATGCATACTGTAAACACTCCTGTAACGTCATATCATGCTGTTGTGCCAAGATAATTAATGTAACGACTGTATCGCCTATACCGTCTTTCAATGCGTCCATTTGTCCACGAGATAATGCCGATGCAACTTCCCCAGCTTCTTCGTAGAATTTAAGTGCTTGTCTATCTGAATTACCATTGTGTAAATCTTTATCAATACTCCATTGTTGTACTTGTTCTACTAATCGATCTAAACTGCCAAAGTTTTCTGTTTTTGATTGTCCTAATGTGTTCATTTATTGTTCCTCCTTATTTGGATAAAATTTAATCTCCATTTTATTACCGTGTTCATCACTTACTTCTAGTTCTTCATAATCTTCATGTGAAACATATTTATTTACTGCAACATCGTTTAGCATTTTCATCATTTGCATATGTTTAGTTATGTCCATCACTACCACGCTCCAAATCACTTAATAAGTTCTGAAACTCGTGTGTCCCATCTAGTTCGTCCATGCGTTTAAGATGTTCTCCTAATTGAAATAATGAACTCTCATCTTCTTCACCATCAGCCATTTTTGTCATATGGAGTATTATCGGGTATTGAGAAAGCATTTCTTCTTTCAACTCTAGCCATGCATGTTTATAATCTTTATCTTTCATGATCGGCCTCCTTATTTTCAATGAGTAATTGTAAGACACATTCTCCTAAATCTTCTGCCGATTTTGTTTTAGATACTAGCCCTTCAATCTCATCAAATGCCTCTGCCTTCCTTTTTACATTCTGCATATCATTGATGAGTTCATCTCTTTGCTTACGGAAACTGTCACGTTCTTCTTTATATACTCTACTAGCTGCTCTAAAATGCTTAATTGCACTCTTTTCGTCAGTGATACTATCCACTTTTTCTACTCCGTGCTTTTTCATAAATGCAACTAATTCATCTAATGTTGGTTCTGCCATTCCTACCCCTCATTCCATTTAGAATTTTCTTTCAATAGTCCTGCGTCCCTTAGATCATCATTCAAACTACGTTGCCCGTCCTCATACCACACATTTGCAAGATACCTACCGAACACATCACTCTTGTACGTCTGAACGTATATATCTTTATGTTCCACACATTCTCTAGTGAACGCTGTTGCCTCTTTAAACTTATCCTGTCCTCTTTCTGGCGTATCGACACCTAGCAAACGCACACGACGTTTAGCGTAGGTATCAAAGCCATAATCGAGTAATATATCCAAAGTGTCCCCGTCCACAACATTGGTGCATGTTGCTTTGTAGGTGTAGAGATTGTTGATGTTCAATTAATCATCCTCCAGTAAATGTGGCTGTTCGTATTTGTTGCCAATAACTTCATACGTGCCGTTTAAATCATCACTTAAATACGAGTATTGTTTTAGTCCTCGTACTTTAAATTTAGCAATTGCGTTATCTACAAAGCCGACAAATTTTCCATGCTGGGTGCGGTTTGATTTAACAATATCGCCTTCGTAAATATCTACACCGTTAATATCTTTAACTCCTGTAAATTGCATGAGTTCAATTTCACGAAATGTACGTTCGTAAAATGTACGTTCAACATTTAGCGATACACTTTTATACATATAAATTATGTGTGTTACATCACGTATAGCTTTATCTTTCTTATCCCACGCTCTAAATTTCGGTATCATCTCAAACACTCCCTATTCATATCTTTACTTTCTCTCGGCACTCGCATTGTTACATGTACATTTGTCATCCGAATAACAAAACCTTCAATGCCCATAGCCTTTAGTTCGTGCTGAACTTCAGTAGGCGATTTACCTCTTGTTTGATGTTTGTATGTCTGTTTTACTGTTTCATCTAACCTTAGGACGCTGCTCATGATAATTCACCTACAATCGCATCTACGACATTGACAGTTACTGCATTGCCTGCTTGTTTATATAATTGACTATTACTCATTCCACTATTTTTAGCTTTATAGAACTGATCATCTTTAAATCCCTGTAATCGCCAACATTCTAAAGGTGTGAGTTTACGAATTCTAATACCTTCAGTAACTATCCCGTGTCTATCTTGACTAGTTAATGTAAACATTGGATCGTTATCCTCTTTAAAACGTCTACCATTTTGTCTTTTATTAACTCTATCTGGCGTTAATACTGGAATAGCCACTTGCTTAGCCCCTTTATAATCTCTTGCTGCGATAGTAGGACTTAAACCATTCACATCGTGAACGTTATGTGCATTGTGATGTGTATTAGATGTATTACCAACTACTGCCACTTTTGGTTGCCTATCCCCACCTTGCATTGTGTTAAGTGTAGGACTAACCTTATTCACGCTATGAACACTATCGACATCTCTGTAATCGTAGTGGTTTAATCTACCGCTCAAATCTTCCTTCAACGTGAGTTTCTTTGTCTTTTCTTCAGATAAGTAGTAACTTTCATCTACATCTGTTTCTAAGATGTCAACTAGTCGTGTATCAACCCTTGTTTGTTGTTTAAGTAAGTTAAATAACTTAGGTTCTTTCCAAACGTCTTTGCGTGTAACTAAGATGTACACTCGTTCTCTATTTTGTGGAACTCCCCAATATTTGCTGTTAAACAAGCCCCATTCGATGAAATACCCCAGTTCATCCAACGCTTGAACGATTGTTCCGTAAGTTCTCCCTTTATCGTGTGAGAGTAGCCCTTTGACATTTTCCAGTAATACATAAGATGGTTGGATCTCTTTAATCGCCCTCGCAATATGAAAGAAGATTGTCCCTCTTGTATCTTCAAACCCTCTGCGATTCCCTGCGATACTAAAGCTTTGGCAAGGAAAGCCCCCTGTGATGAGGTCGACTTGTCCTCTGTATAATCGAAAATGTTCATCTGTAACGCTTGTGATGTCATCTAACTCCTCCTCATTCTCTGTATCGTATATGGCTTTATAACTTCGCTTTGCAAATTTATCTATTTCTGCAAACGCTACGCATTCATGACCGTGTTTCTCTAATGCGGAACGGAAACCACCTATACCACTGCATATATCTATGAATTTCATTCTTCCACCAACTCTTTGCATATCTCATCGAACGTTTGAATACCTCTACCATCAGTGACATCCATGATTACACCATAGACATACTGATTAATACTGAACTCTACTCGGTCCTGTTCGTCTGAAATATGTCCCGTTCCTTGTCTGATGTCAGTACATTGAACGTAAATCTTAATATCCTTCTCACTATCTTTTTTGAGGCGCTGTGCATACCCCATTTCGCAAATTGTCCCTTGTGCATGAGGTAAGTAGTCAAATATCATTACATCGCTTGTTTCCATTCCTAGTGTGTCATTAAATACAATACGTTCTGCTAGTTTATCTTGTTTAGCATTCGCTTTATCGTTTATGTCCTTATCGTCATGTGGTGCGTAGACTTTAAAACCTAATCGCTGTAACTCTTGCTTTTCCCACTCTCTGCGCATCTGTTGTCCTATACTAAGCATGTCGCCACCTAAATAGATCATTGTTGGTCCTCCCATTTCTCAAATGCACGATTTAAATACCAGCGTGCTTTATCTAAATCTTCTTTACCATTCTTATGATTAGCACGACTGATATATTTGATTGCGTTACCAATCGCAAATGCTAATTCTGGTTTGTAGTTCTTAGTTACTTGCTCAATGTAATCAATGACTTCAATATCTCCATAAGTGTAATGTTTCGGTTTGTTTACTACGTCTTGTTCTTCCTGCTTTAAATTAATCTTACGTGTGAATGGCTCTTTCACTCTAATAAAGTCATCGTTATCAGTTATCGTAAATGTAAGTCCTGCTTGGTTTTCCACTTCTGCTTTCCAAATTGTTTTTAATCTTTTTTCTTCTGCATACACTTGATTGACAATCGCAGTTTGAAAAGCACTAAACTTCTTATTAGCACATTGGAATTGAACTACATCATTCTTATTAAGTTCTGCAACTCTTACGCTCTCCATTCGCTTATCCCCTTACCTTGTTCAATTTCAACGGGAACCTTGCCTTTACCATAGACAAGTTCCCAACCTCTTAATTTTTGCTTGTAGTATCTTTTACGAACAGTCGAATCACCGACATCAAAATACTTATACACGTCACATAGTCGATATTTCTTACCACCGATATACACATCTGGAATATTTTTATATCTATCGTACATACGATCACTTCCAACCTTCTGAAATTAAACTGACATCTTTTACATCAGTAATATCTAATCGACTATCGAACTCATCGGGATAATCTGTCGCTAAGTTCATTACACGAGTTTCTTCACTTTCCGTTTCGCTATCTGCATCAATGTAGGCAGTACCTTCGATTACGAAGTTAACTTTTAGTTTTGCCATTCTTCATCTTCTCCTTTACGATTTCTAATGCTTCTTCTGGACTATGTGCGATACCATGTATCACATTGTGTTTCTCAAAGAAATCTCTGAATTTCACTTGTTCATCGCTTACTCTACCTTTTGGCTTCTTAATCTCTACTGCGACAAATTTTCCATCAGTTAATCTCACACCGAATACATCAGGAAAGCCTTTCGGTAGCAGTTTGATTGTTCTGCCACCTACTCGAACTGTTCCAGCATTAGCACGCCAGACTTTACAACCATTTGCGTTAAGTGTTTCAATAATTTGTTTTTGAATTTCGCTTTCTCTCACGTTGTCACTCCTACATATCAAATATCGTTGCTTGTAACCCTAGTTCTTCTTCGTATAGAAGCTCATACACGCCTTTAAAGCGTTTCAACTCGCTATCAGTCATCTCTTTGTATTCTTCGCTAAAATGAGCGCCTGTGAGTGTTTTAACGATATTCAAATTAGGCTTACGTTTCTCTACTTTTATTTCTTCTGTTCCGTCTGGTCTATAAAGGTAATACTTTTCGATAATTGCCATCTTCATCCCTCCATTTCATCTCTTGTTCAATCACTTCACGTACATTTTCGTATTCATCAAACATGACGATCTCATCTTTTTTTAGCAATCTATCAATGGCCCAACCCATTTCGAGAATAAGTTCTCGAATGAGTGGCTCATCTTTATACACTTCTCGATACATGACACCTAACGTTTGCTGCAACTCTGCAATAATCATGAGTAAAACCTCTGCGTTTTCTTATAGAACTCTAATTCAACAACACCTGTTTCACCGTCTTTGTTTTTAGCTACATTCAACTCAATATCTGATTTACCTGTATCATCATCTGCAAGTTCTCTATTGTAATAATCATCTCTGTAAAGCATGAATATCATGTTAGCGTCTTGTTCAATGCCTCCAGCTTCTCTTAAATCACTCATCATAGGTCGTTTGTCTTGTCTACTCTCAACACCACGACTTAATTGTGATAGTGCGATAATTAGACAACCTGTTTCTTTAGCAATGATTTTTAGGTCACGACTGATTTTTTCTACTTCTAGTCGTCTATCTTTTTGTGGTAAATCTGATTTCATAAGTTGAAGATAGTCAATGCAAATCACATGAGGTTTGTCACTTTGTCGCATTGCTATTTCTCTCACGTCTTGTGGTGTAATCTGTGCATGATCTTCAATTCTGAAATGACTGTGTTGTTTAATACTATTGATTGCAGCCATCACTCTATCGACTTCATCATCACTTAGTCCGTCTGACTTTTTAATTTTGTATAATGGAACATTAGATATTGCCGAAGTTAATCGTTCAACAATGTTGTTGCCCCCAGTTTCCAAACTAAAGAATGTTGTTGGATAACCTTCTTTTGCTAAGTTCCAAACAATATTAAGTGCAAGTGCTGTTTTACCTGTACTAGGACGACCTGCAAGCACGTTTAATTGACCTTCTTCAAAGCCATGTATCTTTTCATCTAACTTCTTAAAACTCGTCGTTATGAATGTCTTAGGCTTATCTGAGAGTATGTTCTCCATAACACTTGCTAAAAATGTATCAGTAGGGTTATCCTTTTCAATCGTCAACGTATCTAGTTCTTTTAATTGTTCGATAAGATACTTAAAGTTTTCTTTCGATGGTGAAGATTGAAAATTATTTGTTTCACTTCTAGCTTGATTTAGAATATACTCATTCAAAATGTTCATCTGGTCTTGCATAAAGTAAGTTTTGTCAGTACCATTTGAGTTAAATAATTTAGTTAAAACTTGTGTAGGAATGAACTCTACATCTTCTCTACTTTTGTAGTAAATTTCATTCACATCTACCTTGCCTTTATCTAACACATGCTGAACAAACTTTTGCGCGTTTATATCAGTAAACATTTCAGGTTTAAGTTTCAACTTGCTTAATAAGTTAGGGTTTCTCATTAAGTTTGAAACAATAGAGTGTTCGGTGCTTAATACATCAAGTTTCGTCATCCATAACACCCCACTCTTGTTTCATCTGCTGCCATTTCTTTTTACGTTCTTCATGACGTTTTTTATATTCAGGATCATGTTGTAATTTGTAGGCTTTCGTTTCTTCAACAGGAATAGTATCAACAATTTTTGTGCTTGGTTTGTAACCTAAAATTTCAGATACAGTAGGTTTGAATTTCTTTTCTTTGATGTACTGTTTTGTTTTTAATAATGTTTGTTGATAGTCACCATTCTTTGTTAGAAAATCTAACCAAATCTTGTACTTTTCATCATTGAATTTCATATCGTAGACATTGCCGACTAATTCAATGATGTTAAATGCTTCTATTTCAGTCATTGGCATAATGTCTAACCTCCAAGTAACTCTTTTTTCTTTTTAGTTAGGAAATCATCTTCTGCTTGTTGTTTAGGTGTCACTTTAGCTAGTGCTTTCTCTTTAGTATCTATGCCTTCGTTGTTCCAATTTCTTAACACTTTGATTAGGTAGTTAATACCTTTCTTATTCTGTTTACAGTAGTTAATAGCTACTGTTGTAATTTCTAATTTATTTCCTTTAATAAGATTGAGTTCATCTTCTAACTCCTGTACTTTTAAAGGACTTTGTATCATTTCTAATTCTTTACTAACTAACTGAAAGATTT